GACATACTTGTACTACCATCATTTCCAGTACCCTCACCGACTAGTGTACGACCTTGACCGAACTGTTCCCAAGTTCCACCCAAGAATGTTCCTGGGTTCTTTTTGTCGTATGTGATATAGACTGCACCAACTGGGAATATTTTATTTAAAAACATTGGAGCTACAATATCACCTAGTACTGTTAATGTATCTTTTTGATTAGCATCTTGACCAAAGAACGTCAATGATCTTCCATCTTTACCAAAGTTAATTAACGAGTATGCAGGAGCTACAGTAAATATTTGCCATGAATAATCACTCATGAATTTATCCTTAACACCGAATGCCACTTCATAAGAACTTACTGCGGATGTAAATAAGTTACCTGCTTTGTAATCTTGCTCAAGAGTATAGTTGTTATCCCACGAATTTATTTTCGTCCATGAACTAGCTCCGCTCGCTCTATATTGGATATAGAATGATGTCACATTCTTACCAGTTAAACTAGTAAATCCTACTTTGAAGTGCAATAACGCATACGTTCCACTTGCTTCATCAACTGTATAACTTGAGTTAGCACGTCTTGCAGTCACATTAGTCAAACTTGGCGAGCTATATGCCGACACAGTAACTGAACCGCTCTTAGATGCAGTTCGACCACGTGAGTCTGTAACAGTGATTACGTACGATAATGTGCCACTTCCTTGTACAGTGCCAGTTGTAAAAGAACTACTATTGTATGTTTGTCCTTCAAATTTGGTTGATACAGATGTAACAGTTGAACCTTGGCTACCACTTGTAGCGATTGAGAACTTTAATCTTGATTGGCATTGAACATATTGTCCTATTCCTGTGCAAATTGAATTTGTATCAGATATCGAGACAGTTCCGATGCTAGGAATGACTCCACTTCTTACTTTAATTGTTGCATTTACTGATTTTGAACCAACCGAAGTTGAACCACTGAATGTTTCTAGAGTAAATGTTGCAATTCCACTTGTCGAATTAGGTAAGTCCTTTTCCCATGCGGTAGGAATCGTATAAGAAAAAGTGGGTGTTAATGTCCCACTTATCGTTGTTAATTCACTTGTTTTACCATTCCATGTTGCATAGATTTTATGCGTAAAGTTCTTTGAAGCACTCGAACCATTAATATTAATAGTGTTACCACATTCAATACTAGGGCTATCAATAGATATGCTTGATGCTCTTGGAATAGTTGTCAATTTAACTGTACCACTGCAAGAACCGGTAATAGGTGCATAATATCCAGAGTTACTTCCGCTGAAAGATGCACTTGCCGAAATTGTTTTTGAACCATCTGCATCATGTGAAATAGTTACAGTTCCACTTTTTACACCAACAAGAGTTCCAGCTGGAACATTAGGTGTAAAGCTTTGATCTAACACTTGAGTACCATTCACGGATACTTTAAATGTTTCTGGAATTCCATTGTGTGTATGGTACTGCGTATTAGATCGAATACCAACCCACCACTCTACATATGATGTGTTGTTTTCAACAGAATAAGATATTTCATTGATTCGTAATATTAACGAGTATTTATCCCACTGACCACTACTAATTTGTATTCCACCACTAAATTCTGCCATTTAATCACCCTGCTTTCTTGAAGTCTAGCGAGCCATTTGCTCTTGGCACGAATCCAAATGCACCAACTTTCAAAGACTGTGTGAATTGTCCATCTGTGATGTACATTGTTTGATCGTTTATATAAGTAACTTTCGCACCATTCTTTTGAATCGACCATTCTTGGTTTGTAATCTTAGTTTTAAATGCACTGTCTGATTTACCTAAAGTCAACGCATCATTATCGAAAGACATATAACTGTTTACGTTGTCTGTGGTTTGCTTCAAACCATCCAATCTACCATTTACACTATTTATTTGGCCGTTCATTTCATTTTTAGCATCAGTCACGCTTTGATTAATTGACCACGTAAAATCGCTCTTAGTTTGGCTAAACTGAGTAGATACTTCTTCTTTATAATGATTCAAAGTCGAATTTGATACGTAAGTTTCGCTAACTTTCGCAGTAATTTCATTCGCTTTTGTCTCAATGGCAGATTGTCGTTCTGTACGTTCTTCATTAACTGCCTCCCATGAGCTATCACATACAGGAGTTGTATAAACTGTTGAAGCAGGGTTCTTATAAACCACTTTGTATCTAGTCCATAAATACTTACCATTTGACCAGGTAGGCATTGATTCAACCCATGATCCACCACTTTGAGTAGTCTTCGAATCACTCATGTAATACTGTTGAGTCATACTTGCTACACCTGTTCCAGTCGCACCAGTATCACCTTTAACTCCTTGAGGTCCAGCAGCACCTGTAGCGCCTTTATCACCTTTTATACCCTGTGGGCCAGTAGCTCCAGTTGCACCTTGTGGACCTGTTGCTCCGGTAGCTCCTCTATCACCTTTGTCACCCTTTGCGCCGTTAACACCCATACGAGCTACAGAATATCCAACAGTAGGAGCTCCACTTGTATAGTTAGTTGTAGTCTTAGTCCATAAATATGAACCAGCAGCAACAGCAGGAATATCTTTAACCCATGTTCCAGTAGGTACAGTTGTTCCAGATGTAGAAGCTTGGTATTCAACAGATGTACTTGCAACTCCTCGACCGTCAAACTCACCTTTATTAGCTCTATCAGTTAAACTATTAGCTTTACTTAATGCACTTGATGCATTGCTATTCGCACTATCTACAGTTCCTTTAATTTCAGTAACTGAAGTAGCTTGTAACTTAATCGCCTCTGCATTTTGCTTAATTGCAGTTTCAGTTTTAGTAACACGATTTGTTAATGCATTTAAATCTTTCTGAGCTTGTTCTGCGTTAGCTTTAGCCGTATCTGCAGTTGTTTGTGCAGTCTTAGCATTATTGATTGCAGTCTGTGCATTAGTTTGAGCAGTAGTTGCATCTGTCTGTGCTTTCTTGACTGCAGTTTCTGCATTAGTTAATCTAGTTTGAGCTTTTGTAATTTCACTCTCAGTCGCATCAACTCTACCAGTCACTGATTCTAGATTAGCTTTTGCATCTGCCAATTCTTTATTAGCATTGTCTAAGTTAGTTTGAGCACTATCTGCTTTTTTCTTTGCTTGGTCTGCTAGAGCTTGAGCACTTTGAGCATTACCTAACGCTTTATCCGCTTGAGCTTGAGCATCCGTTGCTTTCTTTGTTGCATCAATAATATCTTTCTGAGCTTTAGTTGTATCTGATTGCAACTTTTCAATTGAACTTGCTTGAGTTGTGATTGAATCGGCATTTTGTTTAATCTTGGTATTTAAACTACCTTCAATGCTTGTTAAATCACTCTTAGAAGCATAAGTTTCTGATACAGTAGTCGACAATTCACCGACTTTCTTTTCAATTTCAGTTGTAACATCTGCATGAATAGATTTTGATTCAGTAGTTAAATCAACTTTTGTAGCATACGTTTCTTTTACAGTAGCAATTTCACTAGCGTTGGCATTTGCCTTATCAACTGCATCTTGAATCTGTTGCTTTGAATCAGTGATATCTCCTTTAATCGCATCAATCTGTTCTTGTGCTTTACCAGTGCTAGTATTCGCATCTTGTGCTAGTTGCTTAGCCTCGCTTGATTGAGTGTTAGCGGTATTTGCCAATTCATTTGCTTTACTTGCATCTGTCTGAGCTTGTGTTGCTTTTTCAACTGCTTCTTTTGATTGCACATTTGCTTGAGACACTTGAGTGTGAATCTCACCGATTTTCGCATCAATTTCATTCCAAGTGTTGTCAAAAATAGCTTTCGTATACTTGATTTCACTAGGATTAGCATACGTACATTTCCATCTTTTCCAAAGAAATTTATCACTTTGATAAACCACATTACCAACAAACCACTCACCACCAATTAATTCGGTTTGAGAAGTCGAATAATAGAACTGCTCTTCGGCACTCACAAATGACTGACCATCTTCGCCCTTAATTGCACTCCATCGGTATTTAGTTGGGTCTTCTGAACCATATTGCTTACTATCAGAATACTGACCAATAAATTTACGATTTGAATCTTTTAAACTGAAATCAACACGACCATCTGAACTGTTGGCATAAGCAATATGTACATATGCGCTTGTTCCATTCTGACCGTCTTGTAGTCGCATTACAGTGACTTCTGCACTTGCTTTAAGTATTTCACCACTCATTGCTTTAAATCGATATACCGCCTTTTCTGTGAAATCTGAAGCGTTGACTGTGATTGTTTGGCTAGTTGATAATTGCACATCATCTTTATACCAAATGATTGAATACTTAGATGTAATATCAACACCATCATTTTTAACTAATGCGGTAAGCTTAGTTGAATCTGAATCGGTCTTAAACAAAACTCCATTTGAAGATACAATTGAGCCTTCATAAACTTTCTTTAACTCAATCATCTTGTTCATTTCACTGATCAGAGCTGAACTAATCTGTGATTGCTTTTCTTCAAAGTTGTCAAAAATAGTCTTGCACTTCTCTGAATCCGTAAAGCAAATCTCTTGTTCCGTTATTCGTGCTTCTAAATACAATGTAGGACTATATTCTGCATCTTCGATAGTAAACGTATCACCGATATCTGCATCAATATATGCATCTACATCATACGTAACTTTAGGAACACAATTCTTTTTCAACTGAGCCAACGCTTGACCGTATAATGTCTCAACGTTTTCAGTTTCATAAGACCACACTAGCACTGCATACATATCGTTTGAATGATTTGTTAATAACGTACTAGGAAATCTATCTCTAGATTGAGGTGCAAGTATGTTGTTACCTTGAACTTTATACAAAACATTTCCATTTGAATCTTTTACAACACGGCCACTAATCGAGTTAAGTTGTAACCCATTATTACCCGTAGGTCTGATACCTGTATACAACTCTGTAATATCACTTGTTTTAGTGATTCCGTAAACATCATTAGGATATCTTAAGATCGTACTGCGTTTATCTGTTCCCATACCTTGAACTGAATCTGAATGAGCACGATAAATATTCAACACAACATTCTTCAACGAGTAATCATCATTTAATTGAGTAATAAACTCTAGCTCTGCATCAAATACATTTGCGATTGAATACAATCTTGCAAGTACTGTATCACTGCCAGTCCATTCGTGTGTAATACGTTTATCTGATACCTCATTCTTGCCAATTACGAACGATTGCTCAAATCCATACGCACTTACATATTCGGCAAATGACATAGCTCTAGGTGCTTTATATGCATCTACATATTCATTTGTTAATTCAAGGCAAAGGCCATAGGCGGTAACGTTTGTTGTATCACCGCCTTTTTCAACATTCATGATCGTTAAATAATAGCCTTTGTTCTTTCTGGTAAAGCTTAATTTATTGCCCTCAACTAAAAAGGCTGCATCATCATGTGCAGTCAATGTAGTGAATTCAAATGTATATGCTGAGCCTTTCAAGTATGTATGCAATGTTTCATCAAAGTAATGCATTGCGCTAGGCACTGTATTGTCTAAAAAAGCTAGAACCTTATCGTAAGGAGTTAATACTGCTATTCTTATTTGTTCCATTATAACCATGCCTCCCTTATTCTAGCTTTCACTGTCGGCTTCGATTTTGACCAACTCGAGCACGTAGTCTTTATCTCTGTAGTTCCTACTGGTGCTTTAAAATACTTAGTTCCTAGCACCTCATCTTGAGGTCTACTCATTCCATTCACATAAATGTGAGATGATTTACCATCAATTGTAATCTTCGTACCGCTTGGATATCTATTAGGAATATCTCTCCATTTTGATACATTGTTCTTCATAAAGTTGATTACATCAAATCCCATCATACCCATCAATTGGTTTCCACCTCTATTGCCCCATTGTTTGAAAGCAACCTGAATCTTGGCGCACTTCATATTTGCAATCTCTGGAATGTAATAATTGTAATATCCTCCGTAATAGAAGAAGCGGATATTTCCGCCTTCTTTCAAGATATCGCAATGTCCCCAATTCCAAAACCATGGATTTTGAGATTGTAAATGAGAAGTAGTATATGAGAAGTTTCTTAACATTTTACCATTCGCCCAAAACTCATAATGTCCTGTATTGCCTACTGTATCTGTCTTGTACCAGTTACAACCACAAATCAATTTGTTATCTGCGGTCAAAAAGTTGATACACATTTCTCCAGTTTGGCCCATAAGACTTGCATAGAATATCAAGTGGAAATAGCAATAGAAGTTCTGAGCACCGCTTGTATCTCCGTTTGAATCTGCAGGTATTACCAATGTTCTTAAACCACCACTAGCATCACCTTTTTTAGTTCCGACTGTTCCAAAGCCAAGAAAGTTTTGACCAAACCAACTTTTTTGAGCACAAATTCCGTTAGCACCATATTGTGGATGCATTACATCCGTTCCACTTGTATCATCTGCACAATTATAGAAATTGTTGATGCTAACTAAATGTTCGCTTTGTTGATATGTTTCTGAATCAAGCTCCTCAATTTTTCCATATTGCATTACTCCTTCAGTTGATACGATACCAATATATCCAGTTTCAGATGTTGCTTGAATTTCATAATCGATACTTACAGGCACTGTACCTTCATTTACAATGTTCAAAACTCCATCAGTAGCAGTAAATTCTTTTTCTGTTGTCGAATACTTGCGTGGGTCTGAGCAATAGATTTCGATTTCACCGATCACGTTATTACTTCCGCCATCAACTTGTGTGTTAGATGTCTTAGTTCCAATGAAATACTTGTCGCTTTCATCATTAAAAATGACCTTTACTTGCTCGCCACTCAACAATTTATTCATCTTGTTGTAAGCTTCTCGAAATTCTCTGCTTCCTCTAGCTCTCAACTGGTACTTAACAGTAATCGTTCTTGCAGGAGTTGTTTTATATCTGTAATAAGAACCATCCATCCCACCAATTTCAGTATGTTTTACTTCTGATTCCATCAACTCACGTCCTGTTACAGAAAGTGTACGATATCCATCTATTTCATTTTCTAAATATACGCCATTATATGACATGGCCTCTGTCGGTAGATTAGTACCGACGATGCCACTATTTACTGTATTTACGAATGCATACATTATCTGTTACCTCGCAATCTCTCGTTAAGCTTTGAGTTTCTGTTAATCTCATTCTGATTTGCTCTATATATTGCACGTGCAAATTCACGATCATTAATGTAAAGTGGTGTTTCAACCGTTAATTGAGCGTTGCTAGTGTAATCGTATTCTGCATTCATATCACTCACAACACCTCCAAAAGCCATTTTAGGAGCGCTCATTAGTGGAAGGTATAATAACTTCTCTGCAGCCTTTTTAACCTGAGGAACCATTCCTAAAATACCATTGCGATATCCTTTACCCCACCACATACCATCTTTATCTGCAATTTTAGATGGTGAGCCAATCTTAGCTTTTGCACGAATTGCGGCATCTGCAGCTGCTGCTAAACTAGCGGCCGCAGCTCTAACAGAACCTTCACTAGCTCTTAAACCATTCGCCAATCCTTGACCAATCATCTGACCACAATATTGTGCTTTTGACTGACACGCATTGAATGCACTGATAATGTTATTGCATGAAGATCGTGCTATTGACACACTTTTTGATAAGCTTCCTTTAAGTCCTGATGTAAACTTAGTGCCCATTGCAGTTCCTGAAGTTGAAGCCCTAGCTTCTGCTGCAGACATTGCACTGATAATGTTATTGCATGAGTTTGTCACTGTAGCTGACGTACTGGCAAATGTAGTACCTACCATACCAATAGCAGTTACAAGGGCCATCATCTGAGTACCAGCGCTTCCTATGCCTACAGAAGCTGCAGATATAGCTCCTATTCCGGTTGCTACTGCAGCTAAGCTAGCTCCCATATCAAACAGATTTAAACCAGTAATAATCTGAATACCTTTAGCTAATTCTTTAAATCCTTTACCAGCATTTAATGCCGATTGGCCAATAGATTCAATCACTCCTGATGCTGAGTTTAAGATTCCACTTACTGTTTCACCGAATGATGTAATTACACCACTGATACCTTCAAATACTTCTTTGATAACAGGTCCAAACGCAGAAACAACATCTGCAACACCCTGAAGAACCATTTGTAAACCTTCACCTTGTGATCCAACCAATGCCATTGCAGCACCAGTTGCTAGAATAGCCGCTGCCAACGCAAGCCATGTAGTAGGTGGTACTAATGCAATTGCGGTTCCTAAACCTGTAAATGCAGTTGCTAATCCTTGTCCAATACCTTGTGCTACCGTACTGATTGCAGTACCAAGCGATTCAATGACTGTTCCGACTCCTTCCAAAGCTGATTTAATGCCTTGTCCGATACCTTGAAAAGCAGTACTAATAGCTTCTCCTAGACCTGTTATAATTCCTTTTACACCTTCACATACCGAAGTAATAACATTTGAAATTCCTTCAAATGCAGAATTAATAATCTGTGCAGCTTTAGATGTTTTCTGAGCAGTTCGCATTGTTGCATCACCAATACCGTCGCTTGGAGTACCATTTTGTGGTAATTGTCCAGGTATTTCTTGAGTTGATTTTTCTCCTAATCCTCTGATTTTGTCAATAATTGATTTTAACTTTGAACATCCACCTTTAGCCGTGCCAACGACACCACTAATCATACTAGATACTTTGCTACCGACTTTGATCGCAACAAATGCTCCTGCCAATAATTTGACTGCACTTGCAAATCTCTTAACATCTTCCGTTTTAAGATTTGCTATGAAATCTGCAATTTTGCCAGTTACATCTTCTACTTTTGCAATGATATTTCCAATGTCTTGTCCTAACTGCTCAAAGACTTTACTGTCTTGCAACTTATCCATTACATTTCCAATAGCATCTTTGACTTTGTCGAACAATGTAATTGCGTTTTGTACTGCATCTGTCTTCATAAATCCATCATAGAATTGTTGGACCATAGCTTTAGCATTGTTTGCTCTATCTGCAAGCCAATCCATAGCTTTTGATACACTCTCCAAGACTCCAGGCTTAAAGTCCCATGTCAAACCATCATCCTTGGATTCCATGATTGAATTTCTAAAGTCATAGATTTTAGATTTGATCTTTTCTAGATTATCAACTAATCCACCCATGGCTTTTGACTTCAACATGTTATTCATTGCAGACAAGAACCCTTGTTCTAAGTTTTGTACTGCACTCTTGATGTTAGTCATAGAAGTTTTAATACCTTTAGATGCTTCTAATGCAGTTTCTGCAAAGCCACCTGTTTCTGTATCACATTCAATCATTGCATCATTAAACTGATCAAATGTAATCGTTCCATTCTGTAATGCATCATACAATTCATTTGCATTACCACTTGTAATACCTAGTTTCTTTGCAACTTTAGTTAATGCTGGTGCCATTGTTTCTTGTAAAGTTCTCCATGATTGCATATCAACTGTACCTTTAGCAAGCATCTGTGAATACTGTTGTAAACCACGTGACGCATCTTCTGAGCTTGAACCGCTCGCTAAAAACGCATGATTTAATGCAATTGTAGTATCAGTTGCCTTATCGATATTACTTGTAACGGCAGCCAACGACTTAGATGTTGTTACAACATCTGCCAAGTTTGTAGGTAAGCCTTGTACTGACTGATTTAACTTTGCAACACTCTTTTGAGATTGTTCAATTGAAAACCCCAAAGACTTCATAACTTTTGGATAGGATTGCATGGTATCAAATCTATTAATAGCACCATCAAAGGATGAGCTAAGAACGTTCATCGTTGCACCAATAGCTTTAGTTATGCCGACACCTGCAACGATAGATTTAACTCTATCACCAAACGACTGACACGCTCCTATAGCTTTGTTCATGGTTGAGGTCATATTCTTATCGGTTGCCGTTAGTATGGCTTCAACGCTAAAACTTTCTGCCATTGTTATCCCTCCTTTTTATTTATGAACTCTGCCAACTTATCAAACTTGCTTTGTTTCTTTATTCCCATGACACGATCCAACTCTTTCTGATAGTCAAAGAACTTGCTAAATTTCGTGTATACCATTTTCTGTTTCTTGCCCACTTGCTTTTTAGCCTGTGCAGTCATATTTAGGTATGCTTGCAAATGCAGATAATACTGATCATCTACCATTTGTAGCTCTTTGGCCTTCATTAAAAGACGATATTCGTAAGGGGTAAGATTATTTACCTGATCCAAACTTTTGAAGTCTAGGTATCTAAAACAAGTCATTGCAACACGTTCATACATTTCATCAAATGTTTCGTCTATTTCTTCTCTTCTTTCTCTTCTTCCTGCATGCTCGTCATCAGCGATTTCACTTCTTTCTTGCACGCATTCGCTTGAGATAAAAAATTGATTACGTCCTCAAAAACTTTGTCGATATCTTCAACATCTTCTAAATATCTTTCAATGTCTGTTTTCTTTAAACGTGGTGTTTGTCCAATATTCATACAGAAGATACAATCGACTAATGCATCAATATCTCCATCCATGATGCTTGCGACCATAAACTTCAAACCTACTTCTTTTTTGTTTTTAGTGTTTGGTACATCTACAGTCACTCTTTTATTGACTTCATGTAAAAATCCAAAACCTGCTACTAGTTGATATGTTTCACCATTTACTTCAATTTCCATGTTTTTACTCATTTAAAGTCCTCACTTTCTAAATACAAATATAAAAGGGGCAATCTCTGCCCCTCATGCGTTTATTACGCTTCCTTAGTTACATCCTTATAAACGTAAGATGCTACTTCCTGTTGCTCTTTTGTGACTGTTGCATATCCATCTGCACCATTTCCATTTGCTCCGAATGTTAAATCAACTTCAACAACTCCTTCTGCTTCTGATGAAATTGAGCATTCAGTCAAATATCCTTGGTAGTATTTAGATTTAAACTTGCCGACATTTGTTTCAGTTCCTTCTTCTGCTAGGTTTACTTCCCAACATTCGACTAACTTATCTGCCAACATAGCTTTCTCTAATTTGTCGATAATCGCATCACCTTTTGCTAAAACAGATGTTGATGTAATTTCAATTTCTGCCACTGATGGTGTACGAATAGTTCCATCTTTTGTAGCAGTTGTATCTGCATCTTTTGTTACGTTTCGTTCGTTTTCTGTTGGGAATGCAATTGCACTAGCATCTTCTTTTTTTGAATCTTCTGCAACTCTGAAAAGATAGATCAACTGTTTACCTGCAACTGATTCTTTCATTGCTTCTGCGAACATTTGTAAATCAAATTTCATTATTTTATTCCTCCTGTAATTCTAAAATCCAACTCTAGAACACCATGCATCAATGGTGCTCCTGTACTTGAATCCGATAATATCCGTTGGTTGATATTTTGGATCATAAAAGCAAAGTTGTTTGTGTGGTTGATTTGTCTAGCCACTTTCTTAATGGTTTGCATAATTTCAGACAATTCTCCACGCTTCCTAGGATTGTTGTGCCAAACATCCACAACTTGCGTGATGGTGCCTAAAATCATTGTTTTATTCCCATAATCGTCCACTAGTTGACTTGAACCAATGTATACATATGGATATGGTGTCCCTTCACTTGGCAGAAACGTGTCATATACATTAACGCCTTTACTTTTTAACGCTTTTTCTAATTGCACTTTTAGTGCAATGAATAACTCCTGTTGTGAATCCATTGCATCACCTACTTAACTAGTTTTTTCATGTCTGACTTGAATATTGGTACTTGTTGTTTAAACGCAGGCCTAACAAAAGGTTGTGCGTCCATAAAACGTGTTCCAAATTCAACATAAGGTGCATAATTTGTTGATGGTCCTTCTGCATATGTGAATCCACCATCACGTGTTTCACCTCTGATACTTCTTTTGGTTGCTCCTGTTGAATACCCTTTTGTAAATACTGCATTTTTAACAGTTTTATTTTGCATATCCATTCCATTCTTCAAAACTACTGTTTTCACATCTTCCAAAGAACAATTCTTTTTGAGCTTCTTCTGCAGTTTATCTAATCCTCTTATTTCAACTTTTGCCATATCTACTGCACCTCAGACAGAATAAAAGACTCCTTTGTCCGGAGTCTTCGTGAGTAATCTACTTTGTATTTCTTTGTACCGATTCTAATATGATCAAATGGCTTTTGATAGATGTTCTGTATATGACAAGTAAGACTACCTTGTCTGATTTGCCCGTATACCTGCATCATAGTTTCAGTTCTTGTATCCATTACGGAAGCCATTACCATTTCTTCTACAGGCGAATCATCTTCATAGTTGCCTGTATTCTCGTTATAAGAGCCTTGCACAAATCTTTGAAAGTAAATAGGTTTATCGTACCTCATAAGAATCGTACCTTCCCTTTATTTTGATTGGCTTGCTCATCTCTCCAAGATTGAATCTCAGAAGAGAAAGAAGAGAAGTCATCATCATTAAATGACATTGACTCCCCTTCAACTGAATGCGTTTGAACACCTTCAGAACCAATCCTATTAAAGCGTTTGATAGACACTTCTGTAACGATATATTCGAGTTCATCAGGTATGATTTTTACGCTTAGAAGCGCTTTAAGTCGACCCTCCGTAAGTCTTACAATGGTCTCTAGCTTTTCATCATCAGTTTGCAAACCAAGAAGCAGTTTTACATCATTTAATACGGTTGTTGTCGACATCTTCAATCACCTATGCCTTTAAATCAACAACTACATCGCCTTTTGATACTGCTTTGTAGTTTCTATCACATTCAACTACTGTACAATGATTAGATTCTGCTGCTTTGATATCTGCTCCTTCTTCGAAGTTCTTCCAAGATTTTACATCTGTACCATATGCCACTGTTTCTTCAGAAGCTCCTACCTTGAATTTGAATTTGTTATTCATAGATTGCAACTGTTCGTCAACTGCTACTTTTGTAGTTCCTGTTTCTTCACCTTTAGAAGCCGTTAATGTTAAATTACGCAATGTCTGAGTATCAGAACCACCTACTGCAAAGTGTGCAATTGCATCTTGGTATTCACACATTAAACGTAATCCCATGATAGCGAACATATCAGAAATAGCACGATCATAGTTCCCTTCTACATGGAATCCTAAGAAGCCAGTAGTACTGTCAGTAGTATATGAAAGTCCTGCTTTAACAAATTCAGAATCGCTTGGATCTACGTAATATGCAATGATGTTGTTCATTGGAGTGGCTACTACTGTTTTTTCTGCTACTCGGTCTGTTAAGAATACAATATCTGCTCCTAAGAAGTTCTTAATGTATGTTAAACCGAATGCAGTCTGCATAGATACATTAGCTTCTCCTAAATAGCGGTAAGCATCCAAAGTATTTACGAATACAACAATACCAGTAGTATTTCGTTTCATTTGTTGGAATTTGTGTTTAACATTACCGATTGCCATTGCGATAGCCATTTGCCAAGTTGCTTCATGTCCTACTAAGCTACCTGAATTCAACTGTTTATATAAGCGATCAGTGATGTTATCTTGCAGATCAATGCGGAACTGTTCGTCAGTATCAGATACTGCAGCTTCATATCCTTTCTCTGCAATTGCTTCAATTGGAACGGCTTTACGGAATTTCTCGATTTGAATTGTATCGAACACTTCTTCTTCAACTTTGTATTCGCTTAATGGAATTGATTCACCTTCTGCTACATGTCCGTCTTTTAATGTTCCTGTTACTTTCTTTGTTTTTAAAACAGAACCATTTGCTTTACGGATTGGACGAATGATTCCTAATACATCCAATAAAGCCTGGATATTCTTTCCAAAACTAGTAACAAAATCAATTTCGTGTGCTCTAACTTGGATGTTGCCTGTTCCTGTTAATCCTTCAGGTGCTGCGAACATTTGCAAGTTCATACCTTTATAAATTTTTTTCATATGTTAGTTCTCCTTTTTCTATTACTGGAATAAATCCATATTTTCCGCAATCATGCGTTGTCTTTCCATTGGATCAGTGATATTCAAGATTGATTCACGAGTTACCCCTTTGTTTGAACCACCACGTTTAGGACCGTTGCCTTTCAGTTTTTCTTTAACTGCTTTTTCTACTTCTTGTTCAAACATCTTAACAAATGCATCAACCGCTTTCTTTGTTTTATCTGCATCTTTATTAACTAGAACAGATAAAAGTTCATCTCCAACGTTAATATCATGCTCTGCGCACATTTTACGTGCTTCATTTGTCATTTCTGCGATTGCGTTTTTTGCTTTCAATTCATCTAGCTCTTTTTGCACCTTATCACGTTCTGCTTCTGCTCGTTCTTGTGCATTCATTTCTGCTAAGCGCTTAGCTTCTTCTTTTTCTTTTTCTTGATCTGCTTTCCAACGTGCAAATCTTTTGTCAAGAATCGCATTCAAATCTTCATCTGAATACTTCTTTTCAGATGTTTTGTTTTCTTCTTGGTTGTCTTGTCCTTCAGTTGATTGAGTATTTGTTGTTTGAGTATTTTTTGTTTCTGTACCCTCAGTTTCACCTGAAGTTTCATCTGCAAAAAGTTGTAAGCAAAAAGGTAGTCTGTCATTGAATTTTTTCATATTTATATTTCCTCCTATTTTTCTGACTTTGCTTGTCATTTCCCATATCTTTTTAAGGCTTAAATGCTTGGCCTATAACCCATACAGTTTAACGACGTGAATGCTTGGTCTTGTTTGGTAATGTGGATATGTAGACTTTATAAGTCTTGGCTTTTCCACAAAAAATGCACCGTTGATTACGTACTTCAACGATGCATTCTAGCCATTGATCATAATATTGTTTTTCGACACGCTCCAAATATTTGTGATTACACATCTCTCAGTTCCACACATTCAGGATATGCTTCTTCTGTGCCTTTGCATCCAACTCTGAAGAAATTAATTGCTAGTTCTCCAGCAAGGTCCAAACCCGAGATATACAACGTCTTGCTATCTTTATCAGGTTCGTAATATCTGCAAAGTGCATCGGATGTTTCGTCGATTGAATTGGCCAATGTCAAAAATAGTACTGAGATAGCGCTGCAGACGATATCTTTTCCTATCGGAGCGTAACGAGCATGGCCATGTACTTCAATCAGGCAATCACTTTCTGTCTGTTTAATCTTAATTTTTATCACATAGTATCACCTGTTTCATTTGTCTTTTTTTAACATAATAGTTCTTTCAGATAAAAAGCTAGAAGTGACTTGCACCTTTGGAAGCCAGTTGTTATCGGGATTCAAGTTCATTTCTATCTTTAAATCTGTTAGTAAATCATACTGATCCACAATATCATCTGCATGGTCAATAACACTTTGTGCTGCTTCTTTTATATGCTTCTTAATTTGTTCTGATCTATCTTCACCACGTGTGAAATAATAATCCATAGTATCACTCCCTTGCATAATAAAAGGCCACTCATTTGAGTGACCTGTGTTTTAAAGTTAAAATCTTTAGCACCAAGCAACAGTGCCTGCCTTTTCTCCTGCTGAAATGCCCCATAGAGCATGGCCTGCATAATACTGCTTAACATCAACGGATGACTGTTCTAACACTTCGCGATTCCCGTCATCGTATATCGCAACTTTTCCTTTTGCGTTTGGGTCTATGTCAGGTGAAAACAAATACACATATCTGCCATTTTTATATTCTAATAGCTCAAATGTAATCATTTTACCACCTCTTTCTATATGAAATTATACATCATGGTCCTTAAGATACTCAAGCAATTCTTTTTGATAATTATATATTTTTTGGACTCTTTCATGACTATCTTCATATATAACATCGAGGCTATCTTGCATTTCTTTCTCTTCAGCTAATTCATGATTTAACATTGTTATATCGTGTTTTTGAATATCCTTTCCCTGTCTAAGTCTAAGCCAAGAATGTGCCATATAATAGTCAGGGTCAAACTTTTTTATTTCTCCACTTCTAAATTTATGTTTGCGAATAAACACATGTTCATATATATTACTTACCTCTTCCTCTGTAAAACCTGAATTTTTAGCTACTTGTTTTATTTCATAAGACTTTTTTCTATTTGTAATTTGAGCGTACAGTGCTTTTGCAATCTCGTCTCTTTTTTTATAGTTTGGGTCATTTTCGTTATTCCAAGCACCATTTAATGCACCAGAGTTATTTGTTTTAGCCTCTAGTTCTTTCCACTCATCAAACCTTAGATCGTGTCCTCCATTTGCCAATCCATTTAGCCACTGTTCATACACTTTTCTATCTGAATAAGGTGCGAGCGCACAATGACAATTTGGATGCATAGGTGGAGCGTTCTTGCCTATTTCCATGTGTTTAAGCTTGAATGTTTTGCCATCCATTTCTTTACATAATGGACACACATCTTTTAAGCCACAGGCTACATATTCATACTCATCTATTCCATTCGCTTCGTAAGATTCAATCTGTGCTTGTGTTTGGACCCTTGCTATCTCTGTTCTTAACAATCTTTCTGCATTGCATCTTGATACATCGAATTTCTTTCGTATCTGAGGGATAAATTCTCTAGGATTCTTGCCTTGAATCAATGCATTGGATAGAACACTGGATAAACTGTTTTTTAGCTGGTCTTGATTGACCCAAATTCGTTCTGAAAAGGTTGCGTTTTTAAAAGATGAATCTGCTACTGTTTTGGCCATCTTCGCATTATCAATCACTGTATCACCTAAGATAGAAGCATTGCGCTTGATCTCTTCTAAATAGGCTCCTTCTAGTTTGTCACCAGTATACGATTTCAATTCGTCATGGCCTGCCACAAGTTCTAATCCGATGTTTGCTTTTAAAAGCTCCAATCGGTTGACTTTCATTGCTAAGTTATAAAGTCTCATCTGTTCATTGGCTTCATCTGAAAAGTTCTTTTCCTTTACATACTTCTTAGCTTTTCTTTGAAATGCTTTGATATCTATGTTTGAAACTCTTTTTTTAGCTTCTGCCATTGTGATGTTTTCTTTATTTGCATAGCGACTAAAAAAGGATTCGATTTCCTTTTCAACCGAATCCATCATGTTTGCATATATTTCTTGTATCTCATCCGCATATTGCTTTTCATCTTTTAAGCGTTTCTTTTTCCATTCAAGCTCACGATCTCGCCAATATGTTTTACTGCTCATCGTTTTGTGAATCCTCATTATTTTGGAAGATTCGGTTTTCGGTTTCTACCATATCATTCTCATCTTCCTTTTTGATACGTTCCATTTCGGCATTCGTATCCTCAACTGCCGAGATAAATGACAATTGAGTTTCGTGAGACACGATTCCTGATAATTGTGCAGCAGTCTGTGCTTCTTCTAATAAGTTTGCAGGATAATTTTGTGTAAACTTGTATTCAACCTCAAGCCAATCATTCTCAGAACGATGTGTGATCGCATTACTAAATAAGACTCGATATCTACGATTCATTCCAGATGTGAACTTACGCTCTTTCGCTTTTGCAAGGTTTGACATAGAAAGAAGTTTATATCTCAATGCAATACCTGATGATGTTCCAAAGTTCTCATCATTGATATTGGCCACCATTGAGTTTTGGAAGATTAAACGTTCTAATCTGTTGACCAGATTTTCCTGTGTTGCATCTGCATTTGGTTTTGACATGAAATCAACTACGATTCCATCACCACTTCCATCCATTGACTCAAAGTTAATTGTTCGATTGTCACGAATGTGTACCAAATCTGACTCTTCTAATTTAGGACCTAAGATTTTTAAATAGGCATCTGCAAAATAATCAACATCATTCGCTTTTTCTGACATTGCTTTGTTATAGGCATTTATCAAACTGTATGTTGATTCAAAAATAGACATACGTTCTTCGTTCTCAATATATTCGGTTGCTGGAATATCATTGAATCCATGCTCTACACCATCAAATACATGAAGACCACCTTTATCATTGAACTCATACTTATATGTTTTATCATAGATATATCCACGCATAACTTCGTCTTCAATATGATAAGTTACGAAATATCTAGGCTTCTGAACTGTTGATTCATCATAAACCATGAACCCTTCTCTTGGATCTAAATAGGTAATCCCTAGATTTCCATAATCGTCATTGAAATACAATTCATATCCTTTTCCAAAAACACTACAAATCTTAGATAGTTCTGCATTGTTGTCGTCCTGATCATTGTATTTATCTAGCAAATTGATATAATCATCAATTTCTTTTTTCTTGGATGACACTTTGATTGGAACGCCAATAAAAAAACCGTTGAATGTGTCAACAATGTATTTTGCAAAGTTGACAACCACACGGTTATCGGGTTTATAGGCTTCTTTGTTAGCTTGATGCAAGATTGGATAATCTCCAATATAGGCATCAAATAGCTTTTTATATCTGTCTGTGATTAACGATTTATGCTTTGTTATCAATCCATCCAACACCTCAATGTTAAGGATATCTTTATCGTCGGATAGCTTAAATATCATATCCGGTCTAATAATGTATGCGTTCATTAAATGCCTCCTTTAAACGTCCTTAATTTAACTCGACCAAATGCATATTTTTCAACTGCATAACGCATAGCATCCATCAAGTGGTTGAAATCATCAATTGGACGATTTATTTTGTTACCCAATCTATCTTCATCCCATGTGTAGTTTCCTATTTCAGTTATGAAATTAACACATCTAGGATGAATGATAATTTCAAAATCTTGAATATATTGAATCCCATGCATAATGGAATCCTTTCCCTTTTGCGATTTCTCAACACGAAGTCCATACCCTCTTAGCTCATCAATCGACTTAGGCTCTGCACAGTCTGCCGTGTAAGACTTCTTTTGATAATGTGAGCTTTCGATCTCCTCATAAAGCCTTTTGTTGGAAAGGCCTTTTTTATACACCTCATCCCAAACATAAAGTTTCTTATGTTCTGTATCAATAAAACCTATAAATACTGCAGCAGGGTCATTTGTATACCCGAAGTCAATACCATCTACAGAATCACAGTTAACGACTTGATCTAGTGTGAATTCTTCCTCTTTCCAATTCTCATACACAAGACCATCAACAATACCCCAATTTCCTAATCCGGCCACTTGATATCGTCTAGGATTGTTCTTCTTCATGTTTTCAAACAATCTTAAATCGGCATCATCTAGCCACTCATTACACTTATAGTTTGTTGTGATGGCCAAAATGTCAGGGTCATTCTCTGCATCAAAGAATCTTTTTTTAAGCCAGTGATGCTCATTCCATGGGTTGAATGTAATCATCCATTGCTTCCAAAGATGAGGTGGCAACTCACCACGAATCGACTCATCTAATGTATCAAAGTCTTTTTCACTTGTTATCTCGTAGGATTCTTCCAACCATGCCCAACACAAATATCCATAATCTACAGTAATAGATGTTACTTTTAATGGATCATCAAGACCTCTAAAAAGAATCTTCTGCCCAGTTGGAAGATAAGTTGCTTCCAAAGGTGAATACTTGAATTCCCATAAGTTCTCAACTCCCAGCCTTTTTGTTGCCCACTTTAAATCTGTAAAACACGAGTCCTTCAAGGTTCGATACGTCTTACGAACAACAAGAGTATTCGACTGATCGTATTTCATCATGTTGTATATGATGCGCAATGCGGTTGTTTTCGATTTTTTAGAAGCACGCGAGCCTTTGCATACATCATAACGTCCTCTAAAGTTCCAATAAGACTTATATCCTTTTCCGACTACCTCAGGTAACTTGATAGTTTTAGTCTTCAAGTTCATCCTCTCCTTCGAACTTAGGAACTACGATTTCTGCTTGAACCTTATCAGTGAACAGTGAATATCTTTTTCCAAGTAATTCCGCAGCTTTATTTGCATCAGAAAGCTTTGCAGGAATCTCAACAATTTGAGGAACTTCTTCTTTGACTGTTTTCTTTCTCGGTTTCCCATCTCCTGTATCAACATATTCTGAACGTTCTTTTGTCAGTGTTACGACAACAGATTCCTTCATTTCTCTACGCATTACTTTTGTGAGGTATTCCATGACTTCCTGAACATCTGCAATTTTGGAACTTTGTATTTTCTCCAACTGCTCTTGAACATACTGTTTAACCTGCGGTTTGTTTAGAATTCTAGATGCATGCTTATACGCATTCTCAATCGACTTACAGTTTGAATATATCTTCATATATGCCTTGGCAGTATCTAGATCAATCAAATACTCATCAACAAACAGTTTTTGTTTTTCTGTCATTGGAGTATTTGGATTATACTTTTTGCCTTTAGTCGCCATAATCTACCTCCTTTCGCTATTTTGAAATTAAATATCTGTCTTAATGTCCTTTCATTCCTTTTCTTGGTGAGCCAGCTCCTCTCACCCACAATTGATCTACTTCTTTTGCTATTTTTCTTTTTAGACGACGTTGTTCTGAATCTTTATTAGCTAAATCTCGGCTTGTAAGCTTTTGCACTTTATACCCCATAGATTTTGCACTAGAAGCTATATCGGATAAGGTCCTAGGAATTTCCCTGCTTCCACTATCAGCAAATGATGCTCCAGAAAAAGAAAATACTTTCTTTCCCTTTTGCCTATACTCGAATACAGTTCCATCGCCTGTGGTAACAGTTAAACCAACTGTCCCCCCCAGATTTACATATTGTCCTCGTCCACCCATATAATATTTCCTCCTTATTCATGTATTAAAAAAGCACCTTGAATTAACAAGATGCTTAGATAGCTTTCAAAATTATAACTGATATTTTTTTATAAAACGAAAAGGCGCTCCGATTCGAACGGAGGTTTCCTCAGTGCATATCATAATATGATAAGCATACATCAAAGTGTAATTACCCCTATACGACTACCTTTTCTTGTTTTTATTTAACCATAGCCGTTTTACACGGTCAACCATTTCCCTCTCCTCTGTAGTAAGATTTGTCGCACCCTTTTTCCCATCGTATTCAGAATGATAATAGCCATGATGAGTATGTGGCTTCATATTTTGATGCTCATGTGTTAAATCAATTTGTTTTGTACGTTTATTTGAATTATCATAATAAGAAATTGATGAAATTTCGTTTTTATCATTCACATTCACGTATACTCGACCTCTGGTCATTGTTTCCATTGGAGCTTTAGCGTTACTGGCATTTGTTTGCTTCACAAATTTAATATTACCGCTTTGATAAACTGTATAATATTCACTCCCATAAGGTTTTCCACTTTCACTAACACCGCTACTTGCTCCTCTACCGCCCATGTTTTCTTGCCCTCTCTATAACTTTATTTTTATAATAAATAACTTTTGTGCCTTTGAAATCATGTTCAATAGGTTGCCCATAAATTAGAATTACAGCAGGCTTAAGTTTATCAATCATGTAATCTACACCATCTCCCCAAATGGATTTAGCATATTCATCCTTGATACATCCAATAGTTGAAATTGCTACAACTCCTCCTGGTTCGATACCATCAAAACAGAATGTGTATGTTTCTCTTTCTGCCCAGGAAACTGTTGGAATCACACATATCCCTAAATTTTGAAGATATTGCCCAATAAGTCTGCTTCTATATATGTTCCATACTTTCATAGCTCTAGGCATATCCATGTAAAGAGAAAAATCTGGTGTAAGAACACAGTCATACTGTTTTAAGACATTCACATATCGTTCCGGAGTGTTCCAAATGCGCTCAAACTGATAATCATCAATAAACATATGAATTCCAGATTGATAATTCTTTGAAGAGATTGCTTCATTGAATCCAATTAACTCATTAGGCATATGAAGTGTCTTTTTAATAACAGGCATCTCAAATGGGCCATCTGTTTCATATGGATCATATAAATCTAGATTGTATTTTTTGATTGTTAGTTCTCTTCCTGGCATGGAACACCTCCTTTCTTGCATAAAAAAAGCCAAGACCTCTGTCTTGACATAATTCTTATAATACTAGTTTACCACGGAATTCTTGTCCACTAGGGGACAAAATGCATTATTCGTAACTTTTTACCTCAATAACAGTATAACTGATTGGGTCTCCATTCTTTAATCTTACTCGCATTTTCGCATTTAATTTTGATACTAGTGGAAAGCTAATCTCTTTTTCCTTTACTTTTTTCAAAAAATTCTCATCCTCAATATCTGCATTGATTGTTTTTCCAAGGAATTTAAACTGCCATTTACTGTTTCCTAATAAATCAGGCTTCCGAACAGTTAGTACTCCTGTAGCTTCTTGTTCAGTGATATCACCATTTAGTGATTCAACATCGATAGGATTCCTAGTTCTCATTAAATCTTCTTTATCCATTTCAACGGTCTTTACTGTTTTATCATCAGTAACTGCGATGGAAAAGCCTGTCCGATCATCATCTTCTGAAATAGTTCTTGATAATTCTGATAAGCACTTTTCTATTGAGGAATCTCTTGTGTAAAGATTATATGTTCTGTTATCAATATAGGTTACATTACCAACACAAGACTTGACTATAGTATTATTCCCTTCATGAATTACTTCTGCAGGCATTTGTCCACCAAGATTTTTCTTCAGTTCAAGAATACTATTCAACGATTCTAGGATAGGTGGCATCAATGGAAATAATACAGTAGCCATATCAACAATCTGCTCTATCGTTATCATAAAGCTACCCTTTTCGATATTCTTTACTTTAAATTTGCAAAAATCATTTTCGGTTAATGACGAATCAGCAATTTTACCTAAAACCGCAACAACACAGTCTAGCGACTTAGATAATGTTTCTATATCAATGTCATTTTCGCCTTTAAACCTTAATGTAAGTGTTTCTTTTTTCATGACATACCCTCTTTTAATCAACATTATTGTACCACCTCTTCTTTTAAACACTAATACCTATATGAACATTATCAACGTCAATTAAACTAATTTACCAATTTCTCTGCGGATATGTTTGTACATTCCGTTCTTTGTGTAACCATATTTTTCTGCAACATCCCATGCATTCATATTCCAGAAGTATAGATCAAACAAAATATTCTGATCGCGCAAAGATAGAAGTTCTATCGCTTTACATTCGTTCAAACGTCTACGATAATAGTTAATTTCTGCCACCTTTTGAGATTCTTCCTCCATCATTCCTAAAGGACTTGTATAAGAACCATGAAAGGTCGGCATAGGAGCATTGGATTTCTCCTGCTCCTTTGTCAACCTAATTGGATTATGGCTTAGTCCTAACATTTTATGATTCAGAACTTCAAGTTCTTCGTTCAATTCAATAATTCGATAGCAGCAATAATTAGCCGACTTCAAGTCGTTCAACATTTGATTTACTTTTAATTTGTTCAATTTAACCACCTACTTCTTCTTTGCGACAACTGACCCTCTGTGCCAGGACTCTTCCCCACTACGATATCTGCGTTCATTTGCTCTTTCCTGATGTTTCTTATATTCTTTTAATCCTAAGTTCTCACGCTCTAATTTAGCAATGTAATCAATGACATGATCCAATTTATTGTCCAGGTCAAACGATTTGTCTTTCGTTGCATTTCGAACGAAACGAAAGTAATTCAACAATGAATCACATTCATCTTTGATTTCTTTGTTGTGAATTTCATATTCAGTTAAGTTCATCACTTCGTCTCCTCGAATCCTTCATAGTCGTCAAATTCATGCGATCCCATTACAATCAGGAACAACATACATGAAGCCAGCGCCCCTACAAGCACACCACCAACAAACCACAATGCACTAGGCATTCTTTGCCTCCTGCCAAGCTGTGTAAGCTTTCTGACATTCTTCGTATGAACTATCTAAGATTTCCGCTGCATTCTTCACTTCAACCTTATTAGATCCAGAGTGTGCAAGAGCGATAACTGCATTCTCGTACACTTCTTTCTTTTCCAGATAGTCTTTTTCTAATTCTTCTAAAGTCTTCATTTTTTCACTTCTCCCATTCATCTAGCTTTTCATCCATCATTTCTACATGATTTTCGTACACCTTAAGAGCTTCTTTTGCTTCCTGGATGGCAATATATCTCAAGCCTTCGCAATAATCTAAACCTTTTTCTTCCAGGTCCGTTTTATATTTTTCATATTCCTCAGGTAGTTGATCATAGCCAAAGTCACATTCTTCGGCCCAATCAACAAATAATTTAAGAGCTTCTCTGTTGATCAATAACTTTTTATACGTTTCGATTCCTAATTTGCTAACACGCTTTGCACTGATATCCATACCACTCCAGTTGTTGTAAATCATATCGATATAGTCAATGAGTTCTTCTTTTGTAAATGTTTTAAGATAATTTCTTGAATACTTTTTAAAATTCAAAAAACTATATGAGTGTTGTTCTTGGTCCATTTTCTTTTCACCTTCGTTCTTTATTCGTTCAACAAGCCAATCTACAAATGTAAACGAAACTTTGATAGAGATAACGCCGAATGCCATAACACAAGCAATAGCAAAGCAAGTCTTAATAAATTCTACTGGTCCCATTTAAAAATCATTCCCCTTCGTTTGAATCATCATTGTTCATGCTACTTCAAACATTCGATTCCATTGCTCATTAATCTTTTTTTCATACTCTTCTTTTGATACATACTTAATCGGCTTACCATTAAATGCACTAGGACATAATGTGAATCCGTACTTTTGTTTCATTTCTTCTAAATCTTTTTCTGTCATACTTCAACATCCTCATCTTGTGGCATTTGGAACGTTTCATAATACGAACACTCGTAAAATTCTTGAATGTCGTTTAAAACTGCTAAAGCTTTACCTTTAGTAGTATATGTACCTAAACTAATGCTTATACCGCTTTTACCACTTAATGTAATCACTTCATATTTGCCACCGTGGTCTTCAATTGCGAAAAAGTCGCAATCCATTAAAATTGTTCCATCTTGGCTCCTAATCCACATACCTAGTACCCATTCTTTAACCTTTCCATATTGATCGCGTTCTTTCTCATATAAGCTGCATAGACTTCTTCCAGGCTAAAATTGAAGTAGTCGCTCACTGCTAGCAGATACATCAATCGACCATCTTCAAGCTTGATGATACTGATCAATGCATTTGCTAGGCCGAAACCGACATTCATTAAGAAGGAATGCTGGTATTGATGCAACAGTCTCTGTCGGTCATATTTGGAATCAGTCAAATAGCTTTTAGATCCATAAAGCAATTCATAGATTAATACGAAATGGAAGACATCCACCAATTCTTCCAGGACTTTGTTTCTATCGACTGGTTTCTGGCTTTTCTTCCACCAGCACCAATCGCCTTTGAGTTCATGAGTGAATTCACCGATCTCATCAAGTGTGGCCATGTCGATTTGTCCCTTTGAAATTGTAGTCAAGCCATACTCTTTCATGATGGCCGAATTTAGCTCATCTTGTTTCTTTAGCATTGTCTCAATCATACGTAGTTCTGAGTCTTTCATTACTTTTCCTCCTTGTTGTCTTTTGAGAAAATCCATTCAAGTGTTTTGGGCAGTTCTTCGTTTTGTTTTTTCTGCTCTTTCAGTAAGGCTTTATGCTTTTTTAAATCCACTCCGCCAAAATATGCATCCATATTGCTTAGGCCATACATGATCTGTTCTTCTTCAGTGAATGGAAGGTTATTCTGGTCATGTCCTTCTGGATCTAGAACGAAATCATATTCATCTGGAGTTCCGCAGCCATTCTGCAGGTTGAAGTACTGGATGTGTCCATCATCATCCAGGTACAATCTGTCGTGTTCGTTTGTTCCGACCATGTGAATGCATTTCGTGCAGTAATCTCTCACGTAGATGGCCGGCATCTTTATACAGTCAAAAATCATCATTCTCGATTTCTCCTTTAAAACTTCGCCATTCTTCATCAGAAAGGCAAATCATCCGGTGCAATCTCAAGCGCATCAACTTCGGCTTGTTGAGTCAAGCTTTGTGCATACTGCACATTCGATTGATTGTGATTGCTTGTCTGAGCTCCATACGATTGATTCTGAGCGTAATTTCGAGTGCCATAGGTATTTGTAACCCCTTGAACATTTTGTGCGTTAGAATCATTTCTAGGTGTCAAAAACTGTACATTCTCTGCAATCACTTCTGTGATATACACTTTCTGTCCTTGCTGGTTGTCGTATGAGCGTGTATTGATTCGGCCTTCAATGCCTAGCTGATTACCTTTCTTCTGGTACAGTTGGATGTTGTCGGCCAATTTGTTCCATGCAACGCAGTTGATGAAGTCAGCATCTTGTGTTCCGTCCTGATTCTGTCTTCGATTGACTGCCAAGGTAAATGAACACACGCTTGTTCCATTTTGCGTCTTTCTGAGTTCTGGATCACGTGTCAATCGGCCAATCAGAACCACTCTGTTGATATCCTGCATAGGCTCACGCTTTCAATCCGCAATCATTCGCGATTGCCTGCATAGATTCGGCCATCATCTGACGCATCTTTTTCGTGTCTGCAGTAACCAAGTCGACCAGGTCGTTGAATTCCGCCATGTTGATCGTGCTCTTGAAAGCTTGATACTTCTCAACAAGTGTCGGCTCGACATCTGGTTCTTCTTCCTGGATGGATTCAACCGCCTTAGGTTCTTCTGGTTTCTGCTTAGGTTCTGCATTGACTACGACCTCCGTTTTTTCTTCGATTTGCTTTTTGGCAACGGGTCTTCCACGTCGCTTTGCCACTTTCTCAACGATATCCGATTCTCGAATGTTCATTCCGTTGATTCGGTATGGTGCTACGTTGTCTGAATCGTCAACGTATGCGATAAGTCCTTCTCTGTCCACTCCTGCACAGTGATAAACGACTTTATCACCAGGAGCGTATTTGAGTTCTTGTTTTTCGGTTTGTTTTTTAGTTTTCATTTTCACAGTTCTCCATTTTTGATTTTTTCCTGCAACTGCGCTAATTCGCTTTGCAGTTGTTCTTCTGACATCTGGACTGGTTTAGCATAGAATTTCTCATCTAGCTGGATCGCTTTGATTCCTGGATTGTCTTCTTCGCGTTCCGCTTTGCTCCATTTCTTCAAAAGTCCTTTCCAGTCCCTGATAGGGTCATTACCTGTCTTCCATCCGGTGGATTCGTAGTGTTTCCAAAACTTTTTGGCATCTAAGTTCAAGTTGTGTTCCTGAATGTAGTCCACGATTTCTGAAATGGACGGTTTAACAAAACAGTCAGTCCAGTCAGTCTGCACATTTTCGTTTGTTGCACTTTTTGACGCAGCCATACTATCTAACTTCTGACTACTGACTGACTTATTTCTAGACTCTAGACTCTTATCTCTAGACTCTAATCTCTTATCTCTAGACTCTAATCTCTTATCGGACAATGTCCTTTTTTTGTCCGAGACAATGTCCTCCACTTTGTCCTTCGATTTTTTCTCTGTTTTTGAGCTCGTTTTTCGAGCGTTTTTTGAGCCTTTTTTAGGACTCTTTTCAGGCGGATTTTTCTTCTTATTTTCACGATACAATCGCTTTTTTTGTGCCCATCCGGTTTCTGATCCAATCATCGATTCATAGTTTGCAATCTTCATCACATTGTTCTCAGACACTACAATCAGTCTTAAATTCTGGAATAATTCAAGGGCCGCTCTGACTGTGTCTGCGGAAAAAAACTTTGTGTCACGTGCAATTTTATCGACAGTGTATGGAACTAATATATTGCCAATTTTTGTAGCTAAAACACCATTTGTATTTGATGTCATGGTGCACAATTTTATGTATAGGGTTACGTATTTACATCCGTCTTCCTGGGATAAAAGAAAATCGATTGCGTCACTTTCGAAAAAATCAGTCTTCAACTTGATCCAATAATAAACTTTGCTATTATCCTTAATTTCCGACATATGCAATCCTTTCTATTCTTCTTCTGGTTCTATTTCATTTATAACTACCATTACGCATGGTTTCTGCGCATATCTCTTGAAGACATGCAGGTCTGATACTTGCTTATCATCTTCGAAAGCCACTTTATTTAAAGAGTCCAGTACAACTTTTGCAATGTTGTCGGAATCTGGCTTCTTTTGTGGTTGGATTTCATTTGCAAGCATCTTATTTAGCTTCACTTTTGATACATTCTTAGGTGGTGAGAAATACGCGAAAATCTTCACTTCCAGGGACCCTTCCAGCATGCTTGGAGTGCCACACTGTTCCATGAAGCTTAATCGTACTAGATTCTCATATTCAACTGTTTTAGGTGGTGTATGCACACTTACATACTTACCACGATTAGAGAATCGAGGTCTTCCTTTGGACCCCGGTTCTCCTGGTACTACAAACTGATAACGCATTATTCTTTGATTTCTCCAGTCACTGGATCTTCACCAGGCTGTTCCTGATATTCTGCATCAAAGAATTCGTTTGGAACTTCTGTCATATCTTCTTCAATCGTTGTCTTGATTGATTCATCTGTATTCACTTGTTTAACGAATTCAGTTTTCAAAGGAGCATATTTAAGCAACTTCTTCAAAACTGTCTTCTTGGCCATTTCATCAAAGTTTGTTTTCCATGGTCCACTTGAAAATGATTTTGAATATTTTTTCGCATGATCAAGAACATCTTCATACGACATGACCTGGAATCCTTGGCCACCATTCACTAATTTGAACGTTGCATAATAATAGATTGGCTTACCCCGATTTGTTCTTGCAGGCTTATGTTTAAGCACTGGATCCATTCCAAGTTCATACTCAAACTCATCATTTTCATAAACAACTTGAGCATCAATCATCTTGACTTCGCCTGAACGATATGCTAGGTCAATCAATCCTTTGTAGCCAATCTGGAACTGACAAGCTCCGCCATATGGAATCAAATAAGCTTGTCCTAACGGAGTGTTTGGTTCTAAGCCTAATTGTGCAGCGTTCATCATAGCTGCTAAGAATGATTGCGGAGTACATGATGCTAACTTGGCATTATTAGATACTGCAGATAATGCGATTCGTGTGAATCGTTCTGGAGTCATCACACTAGGCAATGCCTTTGCGATTTCTCCTGACATAACAGAAATGTAATCTTTAATTGTTTGTGGCTGTTTTTTGGCCACTTTATTCGACTGCGTCTTCGCAATCATTCCTTGTTGATTTGTTGTTGTCATATGTATTTATCCTCCTACTGTTCTTTGACTAAAAATCTTCTCATTTTCTTCTGTGTTAAGTATTGATCATAAAGTTCAGGTTCATCCTTCCTGAACTCTTTAGTATCGAATGTATTTGATACCGATGTTTTCCATGTAACTTTGAATTTGTCAGATGTTCCAATACCAGAATCACCTAAGTAGTTCTTTACTTCATTCTCATGTTTCTTTTGAATATCCTGGAGCTCCTTGATTTTATCTTTGACAAGCTTCAATGCATCCAGTTCCGTCTGCAATGGAGTTAGATCCACAATGCTATCTTCATCATTCTCTGTTGGATGAAGTTCACTGATTGCTTGTGCAGTGGAATCCGAACCATCGATTGGAGGTTCGATATCCTTCTCAACACAATTCCAGAATTCTTCTTCCGCTTCAATCAATGCATTGACTTCTTGGTCGCTTCTAAGAACCTCGTAGCAGTACAAGTCGACACCAGGAATATAAATAGCTATATACCACTTAGAAAGGCCGGTAACTGCCATATAATGCATGCACTGTGCATAATACTGAGGTGGAACATTTCCTTTCGAATACATATCCTTGTTGTATTCAGACGTTGTCTTGATTTCTAGACCTGCGTCTTCTCCAACAACCAATCTGTCAACATTGGCCAACATGAATGGATGATCTACAGATTGAAATGAGAATCCGCTCTTTCTGCATTTCTTACCGGTTTCTTCTTCCCAACGTTTCGCTACATAATCCTCCGCATCTCGACCAAATCGCATACGCTCATTGTCAATGTTCTTGTGGATTCGGCCAGTCTTTTCACACCATAGTGCATAAGCCGATTTGTATTTGTTCATACCTAGAACGGAACCGGCATCAGAGCCACCGATTCCCTTTAGACGATTGTCCAGCCACTCTTCATGAGTAGCTGGTAATTTATGTTTGATTACTTTATTCATCTTCATTTGATTCATCCTCTTTTTCTTCTTCTGGTTCACCTGCATCATCAATGTAACGATTGTCGTTCCATTCTCTCCAGTCATCGATATCCTTAAAGAATGGCATTGCTATTCCTCCTTGAATGGTGGATGCTCCGCTAGAAATCTGTCCGTTTCGCCATCGTAGCATTCTGCACATACCGCATATCCAAATCCATATGCAGTATGTACTTCTCTCGATGTGTACATCTCACCGAATCTGAATATTCTTCCACATTGTGCACATGGCACCATCTTTTCCATGTCTTCTTCATACGTTCTACATTCATCAGGAAGAAGAACATCTTCATACTTATGCAGCTTCGTGTTGTATTTACCTGCTCTAACGGACATAACACTTGCCTCTTTTATTTGCGTTGTTGATATCGCAATAACTTCTGATTTTTTGTTCCATATTGATGTCTCCCCCTAATGAATCTGATGATCGATTTTGTTCATGTTGATTTGTCTTTCAAGCTCTTTTGAAAAAGCCTGCGTACACGCTTTGAAGCATTCAGTGATTAGATCAGGCTTCATGTTTGTAGCAATTCCAAAGATTAAAGCACCGGCTTTGGATTCACCAGTTACAACCGGACTATCAAATCCAGGAATCACTCTCAATTCAAATGCTGCTCCGCAATTCTTAATTAGATTCTGTAATTCTTCTATAATTACATCGCCTTCTTCTTCTGAGACATCGCCTTGTAGCTTTTCATATAACTCGTTTAGTTTGTCATTCATTCTTTCATATTTTTTCGACTCATCATCGAATTCATTCCCACTTTTTTTCGATACAAATTGTTTCATTTTTGATTTTCTCCTTTTTACCTTTTACTCAAACCCTGCAACCTGGATATCACAGTCTGCTGATTATTTATGCCCAAATTCAAACGTGTTTTTTTACTTTATCTTAGGAAGTTTTACGAGTTACAATTATGGATTTTTTTCTGACGTGCTTGCATTATTTATGACAATTTTTTAAGAAGGTATTGAGATATCGGTCTATTATGAAAAGAATGATCCTTTTTTTAGCAGACCACGTCACTTACGGCAATACCCAGGTTGCAAGATTTGAGTTATTTGTTTATAATTTAGTTGTTCATTTTTGATTGGCCACTTTTCTAATAAGTGGTCTTTTTTATATCCTTCTTGTGCTACGCAGCTTGATCAGGTTATCCAAATAAGGCTGCAAGCCAAGAACATTAATTACCTTTGCGGTTGGCCATCCGAAACAATTGGATTGAACGCCAAGCTTATTCAACTCAGTCTTAACCGTTGCACTGCAACATCCAATAATCTCTGCCAAGTCTCCCTGCGTGATATATGCATACTTTGTAAGCTTCTGGATCTTGTCCTCAACTTCTGCATCATATTCCATACAAGAGACTGTTCTAATATTCTTCATAAGCTGAACTCCTTTCTACAGTCGAATAGACTGGATAGTCGTACATACAAACGCAGTAGCGATCATACATCCAATCACTAACACAACACTCGCAAATAACATCCAGTTTGCGAAACGCTGCTTTCTGCGCACTGCCTTCTCTCTTTTATCTAGATCAGCATAACGATGCATCATCTTTGTATATTCTGTTTGATGTGGATTGTTTGCAAACGGAGCCAATTCACATTGTTGTTCTTTGATTTCATCTGTTTTTTTTACAGTTCTTTTTTTCGCAGCTGTTGCTTTATTGGCTGCTGTGTTTGCTCTTGGCATGTTTATATCCTTCACTTTCTATTTTTTCGATTGCTTCATCCAATTTGAATCTGAAATTGAACTCTTCTATATCCTGCATTCCTAGATAATAAAGAAGATCAATATCATCGTGATTGAATACGTAGCAATGTTCCTTATCTATATAGCCTTCTGGCCATGGACATCCTGCATAGTCATAGAGATTCTTTGTTTTAGGATTTGCTTGAAGTCTTCCGATAATCATCAACTTCTTTGTTCCTTCTTTAAGAACCACGACACTTCCAATAGGTAATAATTCTTGCATGTTCTACTCCTTTCTACTACGTTTCTACTACGTTCTACTATGTTCTACTACGTTCTGGTGCAGCACTTGAGGCGCCACTTCTTACTGATCAACATGATTTGGTTACTGTTTTGTGTGCGAACACTTTTGTCCGATTGATTTTTAGATATTAGAGCAATAATTAGTTTTGGAGGCGATTCTTCACCTCATTCTTTTATGATAAAAACAAAACAGCGTCTATTTCTTTTGATTTGCGAACAAGAGATATTTTCATGTCATTCAGATTTTGCCATGTCAGTATGATAAGGGGACCTCATATTTTAGAATCTAGATTCTGCGAATGTTTGTAGGTAGCGCTAGAACCATGATTCTTGACGATAGCAATGAGCACTAATGGAATCTATTCCTTTCTATGCTTGAAATGACACCTCAAGTACTGCCCAGAGAATTTTTTTATTTATGTGCGTTAAGTAAGAGTTACACTAATCTTTACTTTCTTTAAAAGCTGGATTTCATTGTGAAGTTCAGCTTCTTTTTGTTCTGCCAAAGCCACACTAAAGCTTCCGTCTACGAACATTTCATGAAGCTCCTGGCTTAACTTTTCGATTCTTTGATAGTTGTCGATTGTAATATCAACCTGTTTGGGTTCTACTTTTAAGCTCATATTCATTCTCCCTTTGTATGCTACGAGCATACTTTTTCTGATTTTCTATGTGATACAATTTCCTTTTGGAAGGAGGTGTATCTAATGGCAAGAGCTAGAGTTAAAGTTGTTTCAGAAACTTCTACTGGACTAAACAACAGAGTGAGTATCAACGGCGTTGTATACACGAATACCCAAGCTTACAACAAAGCTGTGAGAGGCGAAGTAAATGGGTATCACGGTGTAAAGAACTCTGATGGCACTAAGTTCATTCGTAGTAATCCAGATAAAAGCACTAACAACAATCTAGATAAATAGGGACTCGTTAATTCGAGTCTTTTTCAATTAAGACCTCATAATCATCATCTGTGATTTCTTTGATTCCTTCTTCATCCTCAAAGATACGAGTGATGACTGAATTGTCTGATTTTCGAATTACTGTAATCTGCATATATTCTCCTTTGTATGCTCGTAGCATACTTTTTTAATCTGTTGGAGTAGACAATTCCTTGCTTACAACAGTTACTCTGTCTACATCTACAACTACAGAACACATAGGGCTAAAGTGACTTGTTAAGTACTCTTGCAAAGGCTTAGCAAGTACCTTTAAGTCATCTGGATCAGCTTTTACTTTTGAAGTCAATTCATCTGCCAATGAGTTGGCTTTTTCTAATTTGTTAAGTATTTTGTCAAGTTCCTCGTTTACCTGATCCAAACCCTCAAGCTCGACGGCAACAGATATTGTGCTTAGTTCTTCTTTCTGTACCATTTGTTCTTGCACTAGATCTACAGTGTTAATAAAATCTTTTACTCTATTTTCAGCCATTTAAATTTCTCCTTTAACAATCTGTTATGTTACTATCTCCTTTGAAAGGAGGTGTAACAAATGACTAAAATTTATGCTTGCCTGATTGGTGACTGAGTCTGCCTGAATGATGACCCTGATTGCAAAATAGGTCCGAACCAGGTCAATCCTCTTATTTGGTGGGAAGAAAGTGCTCAGCTTTATGCTCCACTTACAAGAAGATCTCCAGATACCCTTTACGAATTTCCTTATCTGAATATTCTTTATAAGGGAACTGATTACAGAATCAGTCCTTATCACATTCAGATTGTGACTTCATAAGCCCAGGGAAATCGAGATTAGCAGAGTAGTCACTCAACTCTTCCATACTTGGCATAGGTACACTTGCCTGTTTGGAAGAGTACTTTTTTTGTACATAATGCACAATCTGATTCCATTCATGCGGTTTCAATTTTGAAATCAGACTTAACAAGGTATCTAATTCATCTTTTCTCATATAATTTCCTCCATCCTCAAGTACTGCACCAATCTTATTTATTTAATTTCTGTGGTAGTCGTTGGTAGTACTATTAAATAATTTTAAAGTCACGTTTTGTGACACTATTCTTTAAAAAAAATATAGTTTACGCTCTTGCCTAACGCACTTGATATTTTTATTTTAAGCTCATCTCTAGGTATTCGTTCGCCAATTTCATACATGCATATTGTAGAAGTGGACACGCCAACTAATTCACCAAGCTTTTCTTGCGAATAATGCTTTGATTCTCGTAAATTTTTGATTCGTCTACCAATAGTTTTGCTATCTGGCATTTTTTATCATCCTTTCTTTCTGTCACATTTCGTGACTACATCTGTATGATACAACCTGTCACAATTTGTGTCAATCAAAAATTTCACAATTTGTGAACATTTTCTTTTTACTTTGTCACATTTTGTGATATTCTTTAAATAGAATAAATAAATCAGCAAGAATGGAGATATCATGAGAACTATTGGAGATACAATAAAATTATTAAGAGAAGAAAGAAGACTATCGCAGCAAGCACTAGCTGACGGTTTGAACATAAAAAGAAGCACAATTTCCATGTGGGAATCCGGAAAACGTGCACCAAACGATGAATTGAAAGAACAGATATGTGATTTTTTTAATGTGGACTTAAACTTTCTGTATGGAATAACAGATTGCCGAAACAGTGCTCGAGAACATCCAGACGGATTAGAAAATGAAACTCATATTCTTACAGATCACGAACGCAAACACCTAGAAATTTATAGATCACTAGACGACAAAGGCCAGCACACAGTGGATACAGTAACACAGATGGAATATGAAAGAGTTAAGAAGGATAATAAGTAATTATATCTGGATTTGATTATAGAGAAAAATAAAACGAGGAGGGGTATGATGACTGAACAAGAAAATTTAATATACGATCGTCTTGTGAATAAAAGTATTGATGCATTCACGTTTGCAATTGAAATTATT